CCAGAGACCATAGGATCCCACTCGGTATGGACCCGAGTTGTTTTCTAAATAGGTCCCACCCCGGCTTTAATTTCTATATAGCCGGGGTCACCCACGGAGCACAAATGGCTCAGACGTTACGAATACTCGACGTTAGACCCAAACAGGTCACCACGCAACCACCATGTGGGGTTGCAATGGTCTGTAAGGATCTCACAGTCGAAACTGGAATACCAGTGTTCGAAATCGTCTAAGACAATCTTCTGCTCATGAGGCCATACAACTATGGATGGCGGGCCGGTATATGAAGAAGGGAAATCACCTGCAATGAAGAAGGTGTATCTCAACTTCATCCGTGCAAAGTCTCTTACGAGACAGAGCCGGGAACCGTCCTCGTCACCTGATAGAAGGTGGCCAAGCAGAAGAGCCCGCGGGCTCCCATAGAAGACGAGCTTTCGTCTTCCGGACATCGAGGTACTCACTGACAATCCTAGGATTGCGTGGAGTGTATGCTCTGGCAAAGAAATCCAGCAGCGACTCGATGTCTCCCGAACGGTCTTTGAGATCTTTGACGGCATACGTCGTCCAGACCTTGACTTCCTCCCGATGTAGGCGGCGATTCCATCTTTTGATAAGATGGTGTTCATCGCCTCCACAAAAAGAGGTGAGACCATTCGATCCAGCTTCGTTTCTTCCCACGACCCTGAGGTACTTTCGTACCGAAATAGGGATAAGGGAACTGGCTGCGTGTGATGCATAAAATAATCCTTTATTAAAGAGATTGTTTGATGTGTCTACCACAGCCTGGCACGAAGCCGGACTGTCGACGACTAGTGTTTTTGGAGCGACAGGGGTTATTTCAAACCCTAGATATCCGTCACTCCCGCATGATTCCCTAAAGCTTCCGGTTACGTAGCTCTTTGCCACGTTAACCTTCAGCTGCAAGAGATTCATTGCACGCACTAATCGAACATACCCGTGGCTCGGAAGGATGATGTCATCCCCGAACACACGTACTTGGCTACGGCGCCTCATAATAGAGGTCATGGTCACAACTTCATGTTTGCCAAAGGTAACACCTAAGGCAATACAAAGCATGACTAGTGACATAATAGGAAACGTCGTGGCAGTGCCTTGCGAGGCAAACTTCCTTAATTCGAGGAAGCTTTGGACATCCGAAATTTCGTCTCGGATGTACCTCGTACGTGCGGCGTGCAGAGCGTGCAGTAAGGAGGGATTCTTCCTAACTATACGTTCCACGGTCCAACACGTCAGACGATCACTGGCATCGGATAAGTCAACCGTTGCTAGCTCTCTGTCTAAGGATGCACGGAGCACCATCGCTCCTGATTTGCCCTGATCCTTGAAGTCAATGAAGTGCTCACCAAGGTGAGCCTCGCATTGGACGAACAGGAACCGGAGTAACAGCTGCTGGCACCACTGATGTGATGCTGGTTCAGCTGCTATCAACCTAGGACCTTTTGCGGTCTTTGGTACGGCAATCAGTCGCGCAGCCACCTCATGATTTGGTGGCCGAACCACACCACTGTACGGGGTTGTCCCGCAAAGTGCATGTGGAAATGCGCCCTGTAGCTTGTGCGGCCAGTTGGTAAACTTGGATTTCTCCCAGTTTTGCCTTCTTTCCGCCACTGCACCAGGTCCATGCCTGAAACCGGAGCCTTTACCCTCCATCCACAAACTGGTTGAGAACCAGTCTGCGTCAAAGGGTTCGAAGCTCCCGAACAAGACGTCAGCGACTTGCTGAATCTTGGTGAGGGTGGCACTGTCCTCGGCCTGCTCTTGCAATTCTGTTTCGGTTAGTTCCCTATGGAACAAACCGGTCCAGTCTCGCTCGAGAGGTCGAATATGATCGAGGGCCTGTACAAGATGTACAGAACCAAGATCAGAAGACAAGTGCCTAATCTCATTCGCAATCCGTACACTGTCTCCTACATCGGCCGTTTCAGGCTCCTGTAGAGAAACACCCCGGCTACAATGATCACGATGATCATTGCGACCCAGGCTGTGTCGCCCACCGACAAAAGTGGGCGTTGGCTTACGTTTGAGATGAAGTCTGTCGGCTGTCCAGTCGAAACTGGGCAACCTAAGGCCTCTTTCGATGTCATGGTACTCTCCTACTTTCGCTTGTATGCGATCGTCGGTCGGAACCACCTCAATCTTCTTTCCGAGCTTTAGAAGGCTACGGAGAAAGAACAAGGCGTTGACATCTACCTCATGCCTCAGGTTAGCACTATCGTCAAAAACGCGCAACCACAGTCCCGATAGAAATCTTGGGACTCTGGTAGTCTTGGAAACCAATTTAGACATTGGTCCCTCGACGCTAAGGCGCCCTGTCTCTAAAGCCATCAAAAGAGATGATTCTAGAGCTGGAAGGTCCAGAGTGAAACACTCAAGACCTCGAGTTTGACAATTAAGGCGGAGTCTATCCATATCTTTGGACAAACTCTCCTCAAGTGCCGGGTACGCCCGAAGGATATCCGTAAGGATACCTTCGGCGACATGGAGTAGAGCATTAACTTGGCTTTTCATATATTCATCCTTATTCTAGGGTGGTATATCCAAGCCGCAGTTCCTTCTAACGTCGCTTTGAGTTCTCTTCCTAACAATCCGCCCTACACACACAAATTAATACGTGTAGGCCCAGGTCGATTAGGACTCAAAGTTCATCAATTGGTCGATCTTTGCGCTCGTCAAGAACGCGTAAAGACCCAGCGCCACATTTCGCGGATCAACGAGGGTATCACCCCGCTGATTCTCGATTACGGTATACACCTTCCTAACAGTGGAAAGTGTCGCTGGTGCAACCGGAAAGACCGTATGAATAAGTTCGACGTTGTGACGATCAATAGTCACTCCGCGCTTCTTATCCAGATAGGTCGAATTCCGAATGTTGAGCCGATGTTCCTCAGTAGCAGACCGGAGAAGGTACTCGGAAGAGTACTTATCCTGGTTGATGCGAACGAGGTTCTTGGCCACCGCATTGATGGTGACGACAGTTGGATCTGCGAACATGTTACTACTCCTTAATACTTGGTAACCCTCACCTCGAGGGTTAATCCAAGGCAACGCGTGTTTCGGGCCATTAGGTCCTTAACACTGCCAAGGAACCAAGTAGACCCAATTTCTTCTCGTCGAGAAACGGGAAGTGGG